TCGTTTTATCATATCAGCATAGCGACTACAAAAAGCATAATAAGATTTAAACCCTAACAAAGTTTCACCAAGAAAAGCAAACTGCGAAAACAAATCTAATGGTGTTTTGGTAATAGGAGATCCTGTTAACACTCTTTTATACTTACATTTTTTAGCTAATCTTATAGCTGATTTAGTTCGCCTTGCCTTATGGTTCTTTATAACTGTAGATTCATCTACAGCGATAAGTGTTTGACCCCAATGAGAACCAATAAATTTAGAAGCAACTTCTTCTGCTTTACCAGAAGATAAAGCCTCTATATTCATAACAAATATATGTAAAAACTC